GAAGGTAGACTGTCTTTAGCGGCAAAGTCAGTGGTCTTAGTATAGTTACTCATAGTACTTTACCCATTAGTGCTAATACGTTGATCTCTTGGAGAGACAAACCTGAACCGTCTATGTCTGCTTCCAAACCTATAGTTATAACTCCACCGCCTCCGGTAGTGTTTATCCCACGTCGTGACGTAAGGTCACCACCTGTAAATTCTACTGTAGTGTTGTACTCACTTTCGTTAAAGTAACCAGTGACTTGATTACCTACTGTAAACTCTGACGTTTGAAAAAACGTACCAAAGTCATACGCCCACTTAAGAAACATAATGGCGCTGTTTGCACCAACAATTGTAGGGCGTAGCTTCTTTAGTATCTTGAGACGTGAAGGATCACCAAAAGTCAAACCGGGGCTGTAGTACTTAAAGCGATAAGGCTCTCCATTGTCTCTGTATCCTGAGTACTCACTAATTCCTTCTCCGGTGCCAATCAAAAGTGTTCCGTCGTCTTTTCTACCGTAAGCTGTAAAACTAGTGCCAGGCCAACGTGTTACACGGTATGCTCCGTTTTCTAGTGTTCCTCGTACGTCGAAGCAGAAGGTTGTGTCCTGTGCAGAAAAAGTCAATAAGTAAAAACCTTCTTCTGGACTATAAACAGTTTTAAAGAAACTTGTTTCATTCTGAAGCAAATCAATTATGTCTTTAGATATTGTACTGGACAAACTTGTGATAGGCATTGACTTTTCTTGAATAGTTCTACCAAAGCTCTTTAGGCCCGTGTGGGACAAAAATAATACATCAGAACCAGTATGTTGTACTGTGTCCCTGTCTACGCAACCCACGCCTGCTACAGTATCTACAAGAGACATCGTAGCTGGTGCTTCTGCTCCTTGGTACACAACAATGCTGTGTTTACCAAAGATAATTAACAAGCCGTTGTGTGCAGCCAAAGCCACAATCTCGTCATAGCCATCAGGCCATACCTTTGAAATATCAATGGACCCGCTAGTACCTCCAGACCAATCGTGTCCAATCAATAGGTCAGACCAGTACACTGTAGACTTGTCGTTGTTTATGTCTGCTGTCCACAAGCGTCCATAAGCTGCTATAACTTCGTTTCCGTACATAGTAGTAGCGACACCAGCAGCACCAGAAACTGTACTAAGCTTGACTACAGCGCCTCCTGCGTTGTCGTACACAAGGGGTTCATTACTACGTTGGAAGAAATAAATCTTGTCATTAAAGTTAACCATCTTCCAGTTGTCTTGGGTAATAGTGTAACTTCCGGGCGTTTCGTCAACCAATGTAGTTGTGCCGCTGAGTATCTTATTGTTTCCTACAGAAAATATTTTAGTGTTGCCAGCGTTGTCTTCAAACTCTTTGATTGCTCTGATTTTGGCGCTGCCTAGTTCAGTTTTGTTTGTTGTCAGTACTAAGTGTCCTTTGCGTGACGCAATACGACCACGCTTGTCAATTACTGCGTTGTCAGCAATGTCAGCAAACGACGGGTCCTGAGCCAACGGAGAATCTTCTGTGTTGATTCCTTTGAAGGCTGGTGCAACAAGATTAATGCTTTGTAGTTGTTGAGCCATAGCTACCTCACGGCGTGTAGAAGATTACTTCTTCTGGGTGCTTTTGCGCGTCTAGTGCAATAGCGTCAGACAGGTACTTATCAGCAATAGCAAAGTATTCAGGAGCAGAAGTGCCTCCAGTTTCTCCACGCTCACGAGCCAACAAAGCGATAGCTAAGTGAATCACTGGCATTGCAGGAATGTCCATTGTGTCGTCATTAGCAGACAAGTCAGCAGCACGTTTGACACAGTTAAAACGAATGGTGTACGCTTTGTCTGGTGTTGGGTAAATGTCGATCTGCGTGTCACCACTACTGTCAACACCGTTGTACGTGTAATACGTAGGTGCGCCTGTGCGTGGGTCTGAAATCAAGTACGCCTCGTCAAAGAATGTAGCTGTCTTGTACTCCATGAACAAGTTAGCTGTGTCGTTGATGACGTTAAGAGCTTTGATTCTATTTTGGCTTCCTGTTAGTACGTAGTTAAAGACGTCAGCAGTAGTAGTAATTGTTAGAGTAGTCCGAAGTGCAGACCAGTCCCATGCGTCTTCTACTGTGCGCTTTGCGTCGTTAACAAAGTCACCTACCATTTTAGAATAAGTGCTGCTTTGTACGGAAGTAACTTCTTCTTCTCGCATCCTTCGTAGGACGTTGTTTACTATGTTTAAATAGGTCATGCCATTCTTCCTGAATTTCTAGCAATTATGTTGTTTAGCTCTGCTACATAGTCTACTTGTTTTGGTAACTGTATTTGTCTATATTCGGGCGTTCTGTAAAAATACTCAGGCGGAACAAAACTTTCAAACATACCTCCACCCCCTCCAGCAAACTGAGGCATACCCATGCTTGGTAAATCTATACTAGGCAAGTCTACACTGGGCAGGTCTACACTGGGTAACTCTGGTGTTGTTATTTGAGGTAACTCTGGTGTTGTTATTTGAGGTAACTCTGGTGTTGTTCCTGTAGGTAATGCTTCTCGAATAGGCTGTATAATAGCTTCATCAATAGCAGATCCTGCGGTTCTAACTACGTCTTCTGCTGCTGACCCTATGGGTCTAACTACGTCTTCTGCTGCTGACCCTATGGGTCTAACTACGTCTTCTGCTGCTGACCCTACAGTTCTAACCACGTCTTCTGCTGCTGACCCTATGGGTCTAACTACGTCTTCTGCAGCAGCTAACACGTCTCCAATGGCCTGTGCTGGAGGCTCTACTATAGGCGCTACTGCTTGCCCTCCTGCTCTGACTACGTCCTCTGCAGTTGATCCTACAGTTCTAACCACGTCTTCTGTTGTTGACCCTGCTTGTCTGACTACGTCTTCTATGGCCCCAAAGTCAGGAACCTGTACGTTGCCAAAAAGGTCTAAATCAATGTCGGGTATGTCTATACCGGGGTCTAAAAACCCTAAGGTTCCGTCTTCATCTAAGCCACCTTCATAAGTAGCAAAATCAACTATGTCTGTAACAATATCAGTAGCGTTTACGTCTTCTCCAAAAGCAGCGCCTACTACTGTTTCTATAAATGGATTTAAAGCTGCTATAGGAACAGTAGTTTGCGCTGGAATTATAGTTCCGTCTTCAAGTATTTCGTCTTCTTCAAACAAGTTGTCTACTTGAACATTGCCCATTGAGTCAGCGTAGTTAGTCCGTACGTAGTTTTGAAGTTCGCTTGTTGTGTACGTTTGTACAGCCCCTAGTGCAATGTCTTCAATGTCGTCACCAGCAACAGCCCCTGAAGCAATACCAGTAGCTATATCAACCACGGTATCATAATCTGTTCTCAAGGCGTCCGCTGTGTTCCAAATAGCGTTGTCGATAGCAGCACCGGCATCAGAACTAGCGGCTATAGCGCCTGATTTAATTCCTTCTGCTACGTAGTCTAAACCAGAAGAAATACCAGCCGTTACAAGAGCAGAAGGGTCTACTTCACCAGTTACGGCTCCTTGAACAATAGCGTTAGCAAGAACATCACCAGCAACTTGGCTTACAAAACCGCCAGCAGTTGCCCCTGTAGCTGCTCCTGTTGCCCCTGCTGCTGTTCCTGTTGCTGCCGTTGCAGTTCCACTAGGTGCTAAAGCGCCTCCAATAGCCCCTCCTAATGCAGCTGTAGCTGTGGCAGCAATCACACCTACCATAGCATTCTTAACATCGCCACTAGGTGCTTTATATGTTTTTACGTAGGCAGAGCCATTCCACTTGTAAGTGTCTCCGTCTTCGTTAGTTATGTTGTAAGTAACTCCGTATTTATCAAGGAGTGCTTTGTTAACGTCTGAGTTTGCCCAGTTGTTGTACGCAGCTTGTCGGGCAGAGCTTAACTGTTGATTAAGTACAGTTACGTCTTGTCCGGGGTCACTAGGATCTACAGTAAGATCTGCATCTCCTTCCATAAGCATTTGTTGATCTTCTGTAAACCCCGCTCCTCCGACACCTTGTTCAGCCCAGTTACCTACGTCGTATTCGCCAGACTGAATTAACTGTTCACGTTCAGTCATGTAAGCAAGGTAGTTGTCAAAGTCGCCAAAAGCTTGTTGAAGTGTTTTAGACCCTTTGTCGTTAAAGTACTTTTTTAAGTCTTCTTCAGTTAATTGCTCAACGTCTCTTTTTTGAGCCAACAAAAGATCAAGGTTTGCATCGCCAGTTTCTTGACCACGTATAAACGTAAAGGTCATCTCTGGTTGTGCTTCTTCTGCTGCTTTTACGTCTTCTTTAGTAGTAGGAGCAGGTTTTACCGGAGCAGGCTTAACGGGCTTAGGTGGTGCTTGACTTAACATACCTTCTTTTGTTGTAGGCGCTGGTTTAGTTGTCCCTACAGGATTAGACGTAATGCTAACTCCCGGTTGAGGATTCTTAGCTAAAAACCTAGCTGCTGCATAAACACTAGGAAACTGTTGTGTACCTACGTAATATGCCATTTACTTTTCCCTCGACACGCCCTTGGTTTTTTCATAAGAACGCATAGCGCCAAGACCAAGCATACCCATTAGTACAGGCATCATAGTCTCTAGGTCAATGAGTGGTATAGTGACTTCAATAGCCAACAAAGCTAGTACAAAGTTGGTAAAAGGTATAACCATGAAATTACCAGTCATACCCAAGACACAACACCAGCCAACAGCAGGTCTCCAACCAGAGACAAACAAGGACTTGTGTGCTGCTTCTACTTTGTTAACCTCTAGCTGTGCCTTAGCAAGCTCCTGAGCGTGTCTCTGAGCCATTGTAGCAACTTCATGGGCCAGTTTAGCCTTTTGGTCCTTGTCCTGTATAAACTTGTCTAGAAGCCCTGTAACAGGCCCTATGAGTGCTTCAATCATCGTATGTACTCAGCAAAGACAATGGCACCAAGAATAAAAGGGTACAACGCAAAGACAGCCTGACGATTGACAGAGATGTCCTTAGCTGCTGCATCAAGCTGACGTTGGATCATGTCGTACCGCACTAGACACTCTTTCTCGTGTCCCTCAAGTCTCGCAATAAGTTCTTCTGTTTTTGTCATTTAAAACCACCTGCAATGAATATCACTAGAACTGCTAAAACACCTAAGCTAACAAACGCTAACAATGTGCCTAGTATTTGTTCCTTTAGTTCTTGCTGTCGGTAAACAGCGTCCTGTCGTTGTTTTATTACTTGCTTCTTGATGTCTCTCAACTCTTTCAAACCTTGGTTACCATAAGCCATGCCTATGATACTGTGTAGTTCTTTGCGTTGAGCCTCTATCTTCTTCTTTCTGGCAAAAGCTTCTAATGCTTCAGCTTCGGCAGACTTAGCAAACACCAGCTTTTTAAAAGGATTTGGGTTGCTCTTTTTTGACTCATCAAACAGTACGTCACTAGCTGCACCGTACCATTTAGCTACTTGTCCTAGTGTGTCTTCTGCAGACTTCCCAGCTTCAACAAATGCCTTAGTCATAGCAAAGGCTTTAGATGCTGCGGCTATAGCTGTTACTGGATCAATCATCGTTATACCTTACGTACTTTGGACAACTATATATGCCTTGGACATACCATCGGTAGCGTTTGTCTGACTCTGAGTCTACCTCCTTATATTCACATACTGTGTGGTAAACAACTCGTCTGCCTACGTATGCTGAAGTACCTCCTTCTAGTACTAAGTAGAGTACTAAAGTTTTTACCAAGGCATACCATCAGCAGACACAGGATTCTTCTGTGCTTCAATGTTAGCAGTCAGTGCCGCTTCAGTAGCACTCTGGTCTACCTCTGCGTGTACCCAGCCCATAACAACTTCTTCTGTCAGACTGTCGTAAGCAACAAAGTCATCAGCGTCAGCGTCAGGTGTAAAGCCTACAGTGCCGTATGATGATGCGGAGAAGTCTCCGTCTACTTCAGTAACACGCCAGTGTGCAACGGTTACACCGCCGTCTGCCACGTTACGCTCAAGGTTTGCGATAGTCCATGTAGCCATTAGTTAGCTCCTTCTAGTTTTCAAATACAAGCTGTTCGCCGCTGAGTTTTTCTAAGACTCTAATAGCTTTCAGCATGTCTACGTTAATTTGCTTCCCATCACGCTCTGAATAATAAGACCACGCCATGTCTTCAGATGGCCCTTGTGGAATCAGGTCAAAGTTGTGTGGAGAGAGTGTCGTAATGTTTCCTGCTTCATCTCTGACTTTAAGCTCAGAACTAGATGAAACGTCTTCTGCATACAAAATAACTCCATCTGTAGCACTGGCTGTTGGAGCTGTTCCATTTGCTAAAACAATATTTCCTGCAGAAGAAGTTGGTGTGGTAGTAGTCCCAACCAACAAGTTGCCGCTTGAGTCTAGCGTCATGCTTCGTGTAGTACCGTTGTGCCACTTGTATGTCTGAGCGTTACCTGTAGTTACTGATATTTGATAACCGTTAGAAACTAAAGCAATTGCTCCACCAGCATATATTTCTCCTCCTGCTCCAGAGGACAAAATAGACGAATATTCTCCTGTTCCTTTAAAACCAATACTTCCCGCTTGCTCATAAGAAGTTCCACCAACCAACAAGTTGCCGCTTGAGTCGATGCGCATGCGTTCTGTTTCACCAGTAGTACCTGAGAAGATACTAAAGTTGCCTGCGTTGTCTGTGCGAAGTGTTGCGTTACTTACCTGAGTAGCGCCGTTTTTTGTAATAAGTTGAACACCTGCACCTGCGGCGGCATTCCCTGTGTTTGTTATATTAACTCTTGTAACGCCTGCTGAACTGCTTTCTACGGCAAGAGCTTGTGCTGGGCTGTCTGTACCAATACCGACGTTGCCTGTAGCACCATCAATACGCATTTTTTCTGAGCCACTAGCACTATTATTGTGTAGATTAAAAACAAAATCAGAATTATTACCTGTTGTATTTCTTAAAGCACCAACTGTCCAGCCATAATTTGCTACGCTTGAAGATGCGTAAGATATACCAGTAAAGCCCGTTGTGTCTGTCGTTGATGTGGCTGTGAGGGCCAAATGTGGTGATGTAAATTGGTTTGTTGTGTTTTGGGCTTGGGCAATATCAATACCACCATCAGGACTAGTCGTTCCAATACCCAAAGACTCCGCAGACGCATCCCAGAACAACTTCGCAGTCGTGCCAGTGTCTTCGTAGAAGCTGATGTCTCCGTCCCACGAAATTAAAGCTCTAGTATTTAGCGTTCCTGAATTGCCCGTCCGAAAATCTATATTAGTTCTGCCAAAGGCATCATTGGCCATTCCTCGTATTTCTGCATTTGCTTTATTGGGACTAGCGTCGGCATTTGCAAAAGTAACCTGACCAATTACGTCTCCAGTAGTTGCTGAGGTGTCCGTTGTGCCGATGCTTAATATTGCCCCATCAGACGTTTGTAAAGTACCGTCACCATCAACAGTCAAACCATCAGCCGTCACACTACCCGTTACGTCGATGCCTGTGTTCGTGGTGGCTAGTTTTTCTGAGCTATCATAGTAAAACTGATTACTGCCGTTCTCGTTAAATCGTGCAAGAAGTTCATCTGTGTCATTACCACGTAAACGAATGCTACCTGATGCCTTAATGTTTAATGTGCCAGTACCTGTATCAGCAATGTAACTAGCAGACCCATCATGATAAATCTGTAGGTCAGAGTCAGCACCGAAGACAGCCTTACGGTTGTCAGCGAAGGTTACGTCCACACCGGGATTAGTACCTACCTCAATAACAGTACCGCCTGAGTCTTCTGTGTACAGGCGCTTGTTGGTCAAGTCTAATGCGGGTTCGCCCTGAGCAAGATCCCCAGCTGTTGGTGCGCCAGAACCATTCTTTAATTTAATCGTGGTCATTAATAAGTTCCCCCGTCAATCGTTGACGATGTTGTTAATACGTTATTACCGTTAGAAGTTACATTTGTAGCGGCTACTGTTCCAGTTACACTAATGTCTGCTCCAAAATCAGCACCAGCATTAAACAGTGCTTTACCAGCATCTGACATATCAAGAGTTAATGCAGTAATACTAACTCCTGAAATACCGTCGTGGTCATTACCTTTAAAAATTATATCTTTATTAGCAATAAGAGCAGATACAGTAACATTGTTATCATTTGCAAGGTCTATTTGTCCTGCAAAAGCACTACCGCCGTCTTTAATTTTTATTTCGCCGTCGTTAGCGTTAACAACAACATGTCCTACTGATTTTATAGTAAGATTGTCAGAAGAGTCAGCAAGTATTTCAGTACCGCCTAACGTGTCGTGAAACTTTATACCTCTGTCAACAAAACCAGCACCGTCACGAGGCAGCTTAACACTTTTATTACCTGTTAATGTTGTATCGCCAGTAATATTGATGTTACCTGTGCCAGTAATATCATTACCGTTAAGGTCAAGATTACCACCCAATTGTGGCGTGGTGTCTTCTACTACGTTCTGCAGTGCAGAGTCAGCAGTAGAGCCTTGCGCCGCAGTAGCGTAGTCAGCAGAGTCAAACGCCTTGACCTGTGCAAGGTTAGTAACCTCACTGTCCATCAAAGCACCAGCGGCTGTTACATTGGCTGTGTCGGTTACGTCTGCGTTAAGTTCAATGTTGTCTAATTTAGACCCGTCTGTAGCTACGTCACGACCATCAACAGACCCTGATACAGTAATGTTTCCTGTAACATTAATTCCGTCCGACAGTGTAGAAAAACGATTTACGTTGTTATGGTAAAGAGCAACAAAATTTCCAGAGATTGCTCTTATTAAATCATTATCTAAAGAATCTTTAAAAAGAACATTTGTTCCTTGTATTACCAAACTTCCTACTGAGTTGTTTTCTTTAATGTAGGAGTCAGTGCCGTCGTGGTAGACTTCAAGGTCACTTCCTGTACCAAAGACAACTTTGTCATTGTCAGCAAGTAAGATGTCATTACCGTTACTGGCAAGGTCGCCGCCTAGCTGTGGGCTAGTATCACCAACAAGGTCAGGGTTAATGGTATTCCAGTTGCTACCGTCGTAAATTCTTGTTGTGTTGTCACTAGTGTTAAAGTACCAGTCACCTACAGTTACGGCATTGCCGTTAAGGTCAACGGTAGGGTTAGAAGTAGCAGTGCCAAGGTACAAACCGTCGATAGCTTCTTGAGCAGCCTCAGCAGCCGTCTGAGCGGCTTCTGCAGCCGTTTGTGCAGTTTGTGCTGCAGTAGCACTGGTAGCTGCGTTTGTGGCTGAGGTGGACGCTGAGGAGGCGCTAGAGGCAGCATTGGTTGCTGATGTGGATGCTTCAGATGCTTTAGTAGTAGCAGTAGTAGCGGACGTAGCAGCGTTAGTCTCTGCAGTTTCTGCATTAGTCTCAGCAGCCTCAGCCGCTGTCTTGGCTACTTCTGCTGCTGACTGGGCTGTCTCTGCTGCAGTCTTAGCTGCAGTAGCCGATGTTTGAGCATCAACCGCAGCATTTTCCGCAGTCTCTGCATTAGTCTCTGCTGTTTCTGCGTTTACCTCTGCAGTTTCTGCGTTAGCCTGTGCAGTCTCTGCGGAAGCTTGAGCAGCCTCAGCAGCAGCCTGTGCATTAGCCGCAGACGTAGCAGACGCTGCAGCTTCGTTTGCTTTTGTAGAGGCTCTGGTTGCTTCTAGAGCTACTTCAGACGCATAAGTGTCTGTACTAGCATCACCAGATCCACCTGTGCCACGAAATAAAGCCATTCAAAGCTCCTACAAAAGAAAAGGAAAAGGGGCCATTGCTGACCCCCTAAGATCGTTACTCTGCGACTGCGAGTACGAAACCAGCTTCAGGACGGTATACCTGAACACCGTACAGGCAGTCAGCCGTATACAGAGTTGAGAGGTATTCCTGCTTGTACTGGGTCTGTGAACGTACAGCCTGCTGCTCTGCCATGACAATAGCGTCACGGTGGAACAAGAGGGCAGCACGAGTATCAACAGAAGATGCAGTGTTGTCTGCTGCGGCTTCGATAGTTGCACAGTTGTTTGAGACATAAATGTCTACGCCGTACAGGTTACCGATAAGACCAGAGCTTACTGCTTGACCAGTTACAAAGTCAGAAGACACGTATCGGTCGATGCCCATGATGGTGTTACGAACCGAAGGTGGGATAACAAGTACACGGCTTTCCATAGGTACGTTGTTGTCATCAAGCTTCTGGATCATGTCACGGAAGAAAGCATCAGTAAACACGTCAGCAGCAACGACAGTATCGTCGGTGTACTGGGTAGTAGTACCGCCGTCGTTGAAGAAACAACCGCTGTGCTGGTAGTCAGTAGGAGCTACTGAACCAGAGAACACAACTGAACCACCGTCACCAAAACCAGTACCGCAAGAGTGGAGATCAGTGTCGATCTTAGTAGCAAGAGCATAACCAGCGTCTTCAGTGTAGAACTGACGGAGGCTAGAAAGCGCCTGTACTTCAACGATGTCTTCGATCAAACGTGAGTATTCGAAGTGACGGTCGATGTCAACAGTCAGTTCGCTCTCAGTGTTTGCAATGATAGTAACCGCAGTGTCAGCAGCCTTAGCATTTGCATCGCCACGAGTTGGCTTTGGAATGTGAAGCTTGTCGCCCTTCTTGCCATTCATAGCAATACGCTTGACAAGTGGAGCCATCTTCAGGTTCTTTTGGTAGGCAGCAATAATCTCGTCACTCCAGATTTCTGGAATAAACGTTGCCGCCTCTGTCTTTGCAGTATTACCCGCTGCACCGGGATAAGTTGCAGTAGCCATGTCAATCTCCTAGATTATTTGACTCGACCCTCCGCATAAGCTGCCATAATTTCGTCTGACAAAGCTTGGTAACGGTCAGGGTCATTTTTCATTAGTTTAATAATGTCGGCCCTACGATATACCTTCTTACGACTACCTTCAGCACTTCCTCGTGCATTGCCTGTATTAGCTGCCTTAAGTGACTGCTTACGTGCCTGTTTTTCAACATTGGCCGTTTGCTGCGCTACTGTCTTCCGTTCTTTCCAGAGTGAGAAGAGTTCGTCTGCGGCTTCAGCATCATACTGCTGGTCAGCTTGTACAAACAATTGAGTCCTAATCTTAGATGTCTTAATCCACTCAGCAAAACCAGTATCACTTAAGATATCCTGCATGTCTGGGTGTTTAGCTTGAAGTGTTGCAAGTGACGACTGCTTTTTGTACTGCGCAGTGTACTGCTCTGCTTCCCTAATCTTAGGATGATTCTCAATAGCACGATTAACAGCGCCTTGAGGATCTGTAAAATAGTCTATATCGTCTTCAGGCTCAACGTATTGTTGAGGTGCTGTTGTCGTTATACTTTGACTAATATAGTCATCAACGACTTTACGAAGCTCGCCTACTTCAGAAGACTGACGACCCAAAAGCTTTTCAGCTTCTTGGTGCATTTGTACTACGTCTTCTAAAGATTTACCTTGGTACTTCTCTGGTAGGCTTTGTTCTTCTTGAGGTTGCTCAACTTCTGTTTCTTGTTGAATCTCATCAACTTCGTTTTCAATGGTGTCCACGTTTTCCTCTTCAGGTTGTGGATCAAGCATCATAGCTCGTGACATAATTAAACTCCGTGATTATAATCATTGTGGAGACTTCTTTTTACCTGCTTGTTCGTGTTCTCGTACCCATTTCATGTGGCGTCCGGGGAAGTCCCCAGAGTGGCCTTCAAGGTGAAAAGACGGGGCAGATACCATTTTAGTAGCGTTAGCGCCACAACCGCACCTACTGGTTGTAACGCCAGACTCTACCATTTCTTCAAAGACATGTCCGTTAGTACAACGGAAGTCATAAATTTTAAACATCAACAGGACCTTCTTCTTCTACTTCAGCTTGCTCTCTAGCAGCTTCAATAGTGGCCTGTAGATTAATTACTGTTGCAAAAGCAGCTACCTGACCTTTACGAAAGAATAAATCCTCTACGTCTTTTACAGTCTGTATGTCTGCTAATTGGGTTGCGTTTGTGGAAAGCTCTTGCAAGAGTTGTTTGAAACCTTCAGAATTGAAGAGTTCGAAGTAGTTGTCGAAGTAGGTTTCAAGCTCAGTGTTCATAGTTTCCTCTAATGTTGTTAACTATAGTTTTATTATAGCATACTTTTATACAGATGTCAAGCTTTTCTTGTGGACTTCCTGCGTCTACCTGAAGCTGTTACTGCATGTTTAATTGCTTTGGGGCCGGTCTTACGGCGAGCAGAAGAAGCTTTTTCACCTTTAGTCATCTTAGCTGCAACAGCTTTAGGACGACAAGAGGGGTACGGACGTTTAGACTCGCCCTTCTTTGCAGACTTACGTCCGCAGGGTTTACCTGTCTTAACGTCTACCCACTCCTCCTTAAACCACTTCTTAAGGGCAGCACCTTTCTTACTTTTTCTTACGGCCACTTTTGTTACCCCAGTTCTTAGCGCCGACTTTGCGGCATTTGGCTACAGCACCAGAGGCGTATGCAGAAGGCCAGACTTTGTACCTAGCTTTGACCTTACGTGCACAAGCGTCGTTAGCTTTCTTTTTCTTAGCAGGCATTTTAGTACCCCTTTGGCTTGCTCTTACCTTTTTTCTTCTTACGCTTACCTGTACAATGTGGCATAGTAGCCTCCTTACTTTTTGTGGACTTTTTGTACTTCAAAGTTTGCAGCTTTGGATGCGCCCTTGTGTGGCTTGTAGCCATCTGCAGGGTCTTTCATTAGCTTGTAGCTTTTACCACTTTTCATCCAGTGATGTCCTTTGGGTGCGTTGACTTTCATCATCAACTCCTTAGTTTGTAAAAGTCTTCTATTGTACACCGGACTTGTCGTCCTTTGTGTTTCATGTATACTGGTGCGCCTACTCTGAGCCTGTGTACTGCTACTTGAGTTACGTCTTCAGATACGTTGCAGTTTGGTATAACTACGTACTGCTGATCTGCTTTTTCTATGAGAATCTTAGTGTCTGCTGATGCCTGTAACGACAGCAGCATTACTGCTACTAATAGTGTTCGCATTGTGTTCTCCTAACGTCATCACGACGTGCTTTAGCCTCACGGCTGAACCGCACCTAGGCGGTGCTTTGTTTACCACTTCTTACAAGACCAGTACCTCGCCGTGAGTTTGCTGGGTGGGTTTGTGTCACACTTGTGACGTGCTCTAAACGACTTCCGTCGTGCAGGCTGGTCTTTCTTAATAGTCATCTTGGCATCGCCAAAACGAATAGTCTTAGTTTTGTCGCCTTGTTTTGCCACTACTACAAACTTCTTAGTTGGGTGATTAGGCGTTCGCTTTGGTTTGTTGTACCCGCTTACGCCCGCTCGTGCTAGTTTTGGGTCCTTGGAC